AAACTTGCCGCCTATGTGCTACAACAGGGCTTTGGTGTTAAGAATCCTGATGAGTTCTTGGCTCAACAAGCCCCACCTGCTATGGGTCCTGACATGGGTGGTGCTGGCGCACCTCCAATGCCGCCACAAGGACCCCCTCCTGTCCCTGCTGAACAAGGTGCAGGTCCTTTAACTGGTGACCCTGCCATGTTGCAAGCAATGCTTGCACAGCAAGGACAGATGCCACCAATGGCATAAAGGAACAGCAATTTCATATGTAGAGCAACCAACTAGGACTCTAGGAGAAATAACATAATGAGTGATGAACTCGTAACAACACCGTCTGTGGAACCCGAAGGGTCACCCGTTACAGAAAGTGTTTCAGAAAGCCCGAATACACCAGTTTTATCTGTTGAGGAATATTCTAATTATAGAGTTCCAATCAAATTAGATGGTGAGGATTTGGAAGTACCTCTAAGTGAGGCACTCGCTGGTTATCAACGCCAAGCAGATTATACTCGTAAGACGCAAGAACTTGCACAGCAAAAAGAACAGTTTCAATTTGCTACTGCACTTCAATCGGCTTTAGATAATGACCCTGCCGCCACGATTGACTTATTGAGCAAACATTATGGTATCAGCCGTCAGGCTGTTAGCGAAATGATTGCCGATGGTGAAGATTTTGATTCTTTGGACCCTACGGAACAAAAGTATCGGGAACTTGACAAGCGTCTTGCATCGTTTGAGGATTATCAATCCAAACAGGAAATTGAGCGTGAAGTTCAACGACTAAAGTCCAAATATGAGGATTTCAATATCAATGAAGTTGTTACAGCCGCTTTGCGGGTGAACTCAACGGATTTGGAAGGCACATACAAGCAGATTGCGTTTGATAAAATGATGGCAAAAGCAGAACTAGAACGGCAAGCCCGTGAAGTCCAACAACAAAAAGAAAACTCTTTGTTGGAATCCAAAAGGCAAGCCAGTGTGGTATCGGGTGGTTCATCCGCTACGGCATCTACAACTAGTGAAAGTTTTGAGCCTATTACATCAGTCGCTGAGGCTTGGGCTGCCGCCAAGCGTTCTATGGGCGCAAAATAAAAACTACTACATTCTTTTAGGAGAACATAATGTCTAATGCAAACTTTGATGCGTTGCTCAGTACAACGCTCGCAAACTATCGTGACCAACTCACGGACAACATCTTTACGGCACGCCCGTTGACCTACTTCCTTCAGGATAAGGGTCGCATCCGCATGCTTAACGGTGGAACCAAGATTGTTGAGCCACTCATCTATGCAGAAAGTTCAACCGTTAAGTCGTACAGTGGTTATGACTCAATCTCGTTGACCGCACAAACTGGTATCACGGCTGCTGAATACGAATGGAAGCAGTACGCTGCATCAATCGCAATTAGCGGTATTGAAGAAGCCAAAAACAACGGTGAACAAGAAATCATTAACTTGTTGGAAGCCAAAATCATGCAGGCTGAGGAATCAATGCGTGAAGGTTTCAACCGTATGTTCTACGGTGACGGAACTGGCAACAGTGGCAAGGACTGGAACGGTCTTGGAAACATTGTTGAAGCATCAGGAACTGTTGGCGGTATCAACCGTGCAACAGCAGGTAACACCTACTGGCAGTCATACGAGGAAAACACCGCAACAGCGTTGACCCTCGCACAACTGTCAACTGGTTACAACAGCGTTTCTGTTGGTAACGACCACCCAGACATGGTTCTCACGACCCAGACTCTGTTTGAAAAGTATGAGGCTCTATTGCAGCCACAACTTCGTTACACCGACACCAAGACCGCAGATGCTGGATTCCAGAACCTGTTGTTCAAGGCTGCTCCTGTTGTTTACGATGAGCATTGCACCGCAGGTGTTGTGTACTTCTTGAACAGCAAGTACCTAACCTTGGTTGGTCACTCAGGCAAGTGGTTCTCACAAACCGAGTTTGTGCGACCAGAGGACTTGGATGCCCGTTATGCACTCATCATGTGCTACGGAAACCTCACCTGCCGTAACGCTGCAAAGCAAGGCAAGTTGACGGCTAAGACAGCCTAGTTAACCAATCCGATGGTGGGGGCGCAAGCCCCCATTATCATAATAAAAAAAACACAAAATTCAAAAATTTAGGAGAATAAAATGCCACTTATTTCAAACACCAATGGTGCAATTGACCGTACCCGTCTTGCCGACTGGGCAACGCTTCGTGAGAAGGTAACTGTTGTTGCCGCAACTGACGCTGCAACAACACAGTCAGCAGATGCTCTTGCAGCAGCAGGTCGTGTAGTTTACACGATGACCCCAACAGCAGGTCGTGCGTTGACTACTCCAACTGGCGCACAGTTGGGTACAGCGTTTACTGATGAAGCAGTAGGAACATCGTTTGAGTTTACAGTTGTTAACCTTGCCGCAGCAACCCATGCAATCACTTTGACTGCTGGTGCTTCTGGTGTAACTTTGGTTGGTTCAGCAACCGTTGCAGCAGCATCGTCAGCCACCTTCCTTGGTGTGTTCACGGCAGCAGACACGGTATCAATCTACCGCAAGTAATTTCCCATCAGGGAACAAATTGATAATGGTGGGGAGCAGAAACTCCCCACCATTTCTCTATCTAGGAGTATTTATGCCAGTAAAGTACAAGATTTTGTCCAGTCATGCTGATGCAACACCTAAGGCGGGGACAGTAACTGCCGCAGGTTTGTATGGTAAGAAGAAGCATAGTTCTGGTAAGGCACATGAGAAGTCTGAGTCTAAAGCACAGCGTAAAGCAGAGTATGGGAGCATGAGTTAATATGCGTAAACCTGCTATTGAATCCCGTGTAGGACATACCAAGGGTATTGATGATATTATTGAACCTTTGGTTAAAAAAGTTGTTTCTGGTGTTAAAAAAAGTAAAAAAGTTGTGAAGAAGGGTATCAATGATATTCCTGACCCTATGTACAAAAAGAATCCTTACAAGTCCAAGGGTGGTATGACTAAAGATTATAAGGATTATGTTTTGCGTAACAGCAAGGGCGACTACTAAAAATGGCTGCTAAAAAACGCAAGTCTGCTATTGAGGCTCGTGTTGGTCACTCATATGGTGATTTGGCTGGATATGGTTTTGGATTAAACAATAGCGAAAGCGTTGAGGTTTCTAAACAGTTGAATCGCCGTGGCGTACCAACTAATGACCTTGCTGTTTCACGAGATTATCTTATTAGCGTTAATGAACGGGCAACTGGTTCATATAAGAAAAATAAAAGGAAAAAATAATGGCTGCTAAAAAGGCTAATAAACCTAAGGGTATTGAAGAAGATATTGCCAAAAAAATTTTGGGATTGCTTCGTAAAGGTACACCAAAAGCAATAAAAGAGGTTGACAGACTTAAAGGTTTGCAAAAGGTTTATCGTAGTGATTCAGCAAAAATGGCATCAGGTAAAAATGCTTTGAGTGTTGAGTGGAGCAAGAAACTTGGTGCTGAGCGTTATGCGAAGGAAAGGGCTGGTAACGCCAAAAGCGTTACACAGCGTTTGCGTGAAGAAAAGGCTTTGCGTGGCATGGACAGTAAGTTTAAGGGTCAGGGTGCAAAGCAATCTGCTGATGAAACTGCCGCTATGACTGCTGCTCGCCTTCGTGCTGAACGCAAAAAAGCGTTTACTGAATCTGGTGGGCGTAATGCTCCTGACCGTATTAATGCCCGTAAAAAGGCTGCTGAGAACCGTGCTAAGAACGCTCGTAAGAAGCCAAGAGACAACAAGAAGTAGTTGTGGCTAAGCCTAAGAAACAGAAACCTAGTTTTGATATTGGGGACCTATTAGGGTTTTTGAAGCAACCTAAGGTTGCGGCTGGTATGAATCTTGCTGAAGGCAAGATAACTAGTCAAGATGTTATGGGTTTGGCTGGTGGTGTGCAGTCTAAGGCTGCACCTTATTCTGGTATTTTGGCTCAGGCGGGTAATAATAAACTTAAAAATGATTATGAGTTAACAAAGTTTTTGGCTGATTTTTATACTCCAGCCAGCGAAGCACAAAGACTGGTTCAAGGTAAATCTGAGAAACTGGACCCTATGTGGGCTGCTGTAAACTTCTTTCCTTTTGCTAAAACTGCCAAAAAGTTGAAAAACATTGATAAAGAAACAAAGATGTTGTTGGATGTTCTTAGGTCGTCTAAGTCTTTGAGGAATCATATTGCTGGTTCTAATAGTGGTTCAACGGATTATACTTATTCTCCACTTGAACTATTTATGATGCAATTACAGGGCGACTGATGCTTTTGGGGAACAATTCCCCTATGAGTGATGAACAATAACGCTGTCCCTGCTCACGCCTATTATGGAACTCCTCAGACTGGCTACCGCCTTGCGGCGGTTGCTGGTTCCCGTATTGCTGCCCCCAGTGGACCTTATATTGGTCGTGGTGACAAATGCACTGGAAACGATGACACTTGTGGTGCAAACAAGGTGCGTGGACAGTCGTTTTGTGCAGGGCATTTAAAGAAAATCAAATCTGAACAGGAGGCATAATGGCTTATGCCCAGATGACCGCAACATCGTTGCGTCAAACAGTACGAGACATAACGGACCTTGACGCTGAGGACCTACCCGATTCGTTACTAAACCTTTATATCCGTGACGGCTATTACCGTATATTGGACATTGAGAAGCGTTGGACTTTCCTAGAGAAGTCGTTCACTTTTAATACTGTTGCCGAGCAACGGGCTTACCCTATTAGTGCTTTCACTGCTGACCCCATGTCGCAGATTGTGTCTATTGTGGATAACACGGGTATTGGTTTGCGTTTGGACATGGTTTCACATGATGAGGCTGAAAGCACCTATGTGGGTGCATACGACACGAGTGGTGACCCATTGTTTTATTCTGTTTGGAATGGCAACATCCATCTGTTTCCGAAACCGAACAATGCTCGTACTTTGACTGTCCGTGGTTATCGTGAACCTATTGATTGGGTTACTGAAGGCGGCAATGTTGATGCTAGTGCGAACTTGCATTTTGCTTTAGTTTATTATGCTTGCAGCCGTGTGTATCAGCGTTTAGAGGATGTCGCTATGGCTGATGTTTATAAACGGTCTTTTGATGAGGGTGTTATGTTGGCTGTCAAGTCTGTGATGACACCAAACAGTCATGCCAACTTGGTGTTGTCTGCTGGTCGTACCACTGGTCGTCCAACCTTTAATGGTTGGATGACACGCATGGGGCAAGGTTTGAAAGATAACCAATAATGGGTGGATTAAACATTACCGAAACTAGTGATTTTACTGGTGGGTTGAATTTTCGTGCAGACCAATTCCAGTTGTCAACTTTTGAGTCACCTGACATGTTGAATGTTGAAATTGACCCACGAGGTGGTGTTTTCAGCCGTGGTGGTTACCAACGGTTAAACACGACAGCAGTTTCTGGTACTTGGAGTCCACAAAAGTTGTATCCGTTTAGTGGTGCAACGCCAACAGTCTTGTTGGCTAATAGCACCAAGGTTTATAAATCAACTGGCGGTAACTTTACAACTTTACAGGCTAGTGCTGGCGTGGACATCACTAGTGCTAGTCCTCATGGTTTTTGTATGGCACAGTGGGCTGACAGCATGTATCTTGCTACTGGTACTACTGGTAACGGTGGTTATGTTTGGAAAACAACAGACACATATGCAACAGCGTTAACAGCATCAGGTACTGCACCTCATGCTTGGCAAACAACACAAAACGCCAGTTACCGTAAAATGCCAACAGCAGAACACCTTATTGTCCACGCTAACAAAATGTGGGCTGCCAATGTTAATATTGCTGGCACAGATTACCCTAACCGTATTCATTGGTCTTTAGAAAACGCTCCAGAGAACTGGGATGAAAATGATTATTTTGATATCGTTGGCGGAGGCAACGGTATCACAGGTATGGCTGTTGTATCGGGACAACTAATTGTTTTCAAACCTAACGCTGTGTATGTGATTTTTGGTTACGCTAGTGATAATTTTCAAGTTGTTGAACTAACTAACCGTCTTGGCTGCCTAAGCCATCACGCTATTGCACAAGCAGATGACGGCGTATATTGGTTTAGCCATAATCAGGGTTTATATTTTTATAATGGTGCATCCATTAAAGACATGTTTGACAACTTGCGTACCGCAATTGACCTGAATCATATTAACCCTGCTGAACATGAATCCATTAGCGTTTCTTGGGTTGGTCGCCGTGTGTGGATTTCTGCACCATACTCTAAGGATACAACTGTTTCTGTTCCTACGGTTAACTTTGTTTTGGACCCAACCATTCGTGGTGGTGTTTACACAATGTTTTCCAGCCATGATGGTTATGGTTTGGTTGGCGGTTGTAACTGGACTGATTCAACTGAAACAGATTACCGTTTGATGTGTCATCCAACGCAAGCATATGTTTTGAAGGTTGACATGTTTAACGATGAGTCGGATAACATTTCTGGAACTAGTACCGCTTTTGAATCATATTATAAGACACGCTGGTTTGATGGTGGGTCTTATATGCAAAAGAAAATGTTTCGCCGCCCAGATTTTGTTGTTAAAGAAGCCGACATCGCTCAAAGCATTTCCGTAAAAGTTTATCATGACTTCACCGAGGGTGAAGGTAATGAAAGAAAGATTTTTAGCATTACACAAACACCACCAACAACATCGTTGCTTTGGGGTTCTGGTTTGTGGGGTGAGGATTGGTCAAGTGGTGCTATTAGTTCTAAAGTTATTGCTGGACGAAACCTTGGTTTAGCACGGTCTATTCAGTTGGAATTTGTTGGTCCAGCAAGCAAAAAATGGGGCATAAACAGCATCGGTTACAAGTATCAGGCACGAAGGATTAAAGGTTAATTATGGCAACTCTCAGTATTACAAACAATTTTACCAACGGCACACCTGCCGTTGCCACAGAAGTTAACACAAACTTTAATGATGTTAAAACTTTTGTTGAAGCATTAGCAGCAGGGACGAACCTTGATGATGGGTCAATTGTTTATAGCAAACTAGCGGCAGCCACCGTGTCGGCTTTAACTGCTTCTGGTGACAGCGACCAAATCATTTTGGGTTCACAGGTATTTGGCTGATGAAAGTCGGCTGGCAAACACCCTTCCTGTCCGTGCTAACAGGGACCGATAAAGATGCGCTTCAACGCATCTTTTCGTCACTTCAGGCTGAACTTGGTCGGATGCAAGAAGAAATAGATTTTTTGAAAGATAGAAACACCTTGAATAGTAAGGAACAAACGAGGTATTAATGTGAGCATGACGGACGCATATAATCAGGATTTCGGGCTTAGCGAGGCTGCTCAGGTTGCTAGAAGGCAAAAGCGTTCTATTGCTAATCAGCAGGCTGCTTTGTTGGGTCAGCAGCGTGGCTCACGCAATATTGCTGACATCACTAAGGCTGGTGTACAGGGTTTTAATCCAACAGTTTCTCA